AGCGCCTTCTTAGCGTAAGACATAAAAAGTCCTCTATGACTCAGTGTGTACTAAACGAAACAAACTAAAGTTGTTTAAAAGTAAAGTATTCACCAAGTCTCAGAGGACTCGGGGTATGTAGATTCAGACCAGTTAAGATCAAGAATCAGTTATGATTGTAACTATTTATCCTTTTTTCCAAGCTTCACCTTCTGCCTTTCTTCTACGTGCTAAACCTGCTTCCACATTAGAACCAGGATTGCGGTAGAGATAAAGAGCATCGGGAACTAAGTCCCACTCCTTATTCTTCAGGCGTTTAGTAATAGTATTAAAGTTATCACCACCGTAGAAACCAGCGCCGAGATTATAAGCAAAGCTGAGAAGAGCGCCTCTTTTTCCATCTGACATTTCCCCCCAATGTGGAATTTTACGAAGTGCAGGAAGAAACTGGTTCTTGCACTGACTAATCAATAGTTCATCAGCTTCCTGTTGTGTGATTGCATCACCCATCTTAAATGGGGAACCATCTTTCTTACGAGTTGAACCCCATCCGATTGTGATTGGAAGTCCACCAGATAAGGGGTCTGGATATGCCTTTAGATGGCATCCTTCAAACTCTTTAATCAACTTGATGCCCATTTGTGGGACATCATCACCACCAGTTACAGGAGCTGCAGCAGCGGCAGGGTCTGGTGCAGCACTAGTCTTTTTTCCACGATAAATCTCTGCCCAATCTACATTGTCCTCAAGGAACTTAACTGGGAGATTATCTTCTAACCACTGAACTGCTTTAACATGGTTAGGATTCTTCTCGTCATAAAACTTGAAGAAGTTGTGTAAATCAATCCTTGCCATTTGGTCCTCCTACATTTGGAAAATAAATTTGAAACAATTCGTCTGCTTCTTTATGTCGTCCTTGGTTTGTGAGTTTTTTCACTTCTTCCAGAATTTTTTTCTTAAACTCAGTCGAAGATCCTTCCCCACCCATCATTACCTCCTGGGCACCAACGATGCTTGAGAACTGCTTTAGTGTAAATGGTCTTCTTACCATTTGTCACAGGACCAGTATAGTTATCGTTGAGGGAACCATATGGGTCATTAACAAAATATCCTTTACCATCTGGAGTCTTACCGATGACTACACACATGTGTCCACCAGTAGGATTAGATAAAGAACCGCGATGCAGGATACCAATAACAACAGGTTTTCCAGCATCAAGACTCTTATCAATGTCAGCAAAGGAAAGATTGTAACTAAAGTGGGACTTAATACCATAACCTGCGAGGACTTTTGTCTGTACCGCATGGTCAGTCGTGTCGCCAATCGCAAATACCTTTTTAACGTACTCATCGTCGCCTTTGATACTTCCTGGCTTGAGGAAGGCAAGGCACATAGCGCACGATGAACTGTTACAAGTTCTATGTGCATCTCTGTAGTTATCTACTTGATTAAAATATGGAACATCAAGTACTGCTGGAGTTGGTGGTTTAGTTCTGAAGATGCCAATCCAATCAGTCTCTGAATCATCTAGGAATTGAGCAGGTAGGTTATCCTCTAACCACTGCACTGCTGCTACATGATTCGCATTACCATCATCATAAAACTTAAAAAAGTTATGAAGATCTAGAGTCATGGATTATCTCTATAAACACTAACGTATTTATATTTTAGTGTTTGTAAAGATTAATACCGTTCAATTGACATAATTTCAATATCTTCTATTCCTAACGTTTCCGAATCAATCCATTCTTCAAATTCACCAGCAATTGCCATAGCATCTTTAAATTGATTCTCTGTGGGTTTGGTTTTTGTCATTGATTCGATTCGGTCCATTGCCCAATGATAAACATGACCAACAATTTCTTCAGTCGTCGCTTCTACCATAATAATCTTTTCTGTAGTATCTGCTGAGGATGTTGCTATTGTAGTAGGCAGGGGTTCCGTCGTCAAGTCCTTCTGTGAGGACATTATTAAAGAAGAGTTGTCTTGTTTCTTCAAAGTTAGTTTTGCCCTTTGTTTTATGTAATGAGATAATAGTGCGCGTAAAATTCTCCCTACCATACTTTTTCACATCCTCCTTGAGTTCTGGGCACGATCCATAATAGCACTTCCAGTCAGATTCTGCCTTAACTTTTCTAGATTTTCCTCTTGGTGTGCGGAAACTCCAGAAATACTTTCTACCAATATACTTGCGACCAGTCTGACTGCAATCAATACGATATACAAAACCAAAATAATCTTGAATATCACTTGAATCAAATTCCTTTCCATTGTAGATCCAAGGATTCTCATAGTCAACCATTGAGACATTACCTTTTTTGGTATTTAGATAAAAAAAAGACCCCTCATGAGAGGGGTCTTAAACTCATACTCCAGGTTTTTTAACAGGTCTTGAAGGATTATTTAATGGATTTTTTGAAAATCCTGCACGATGATCAACTGGTTTTTTCTGAGCACCACCATAAGTATCTGCTCTTGGGTCTTCACCACGTTCGATTGCACCACGAATACCATGCATCTTCATTGATCTATTTCTAGAATCGCTTCTATACTTTCCATCATCATTAGTTCCCTTTTTAAAAGCATCACTGGCATGTTGTGCTTCCTTTGCCTTCATTTTATCAAGATTAGCACTTTTAAAAGCTTCAATGATTTCATCAATAGTATCAAAGTCAAGTTCGTTTGCCATAATCCATTCTGCATCTTCTAAGGTATCTGCATAACCTTCTACACAAAGATACTCAAGAACGATATCATAAGTATCAAACTCTTCACCCAATTTGGAAGCAACCTTACCAGCACCAGTGGAGACTGCTCTTGCTGCCTTACCTACAGCACTCTTAGCACCTGCTTTTGCTGCACCTGCTGCACCCTTTACATTACGCTTTGCAACTGCTGCCTTATTCTTAACAGATTGTACTGCTCTGTTTTTGACATCAGATGCTGCTTGCTTAGCAGAACGTGCTGCTGCATATCCTGAGACTGCTGCAGATGCTGCCTTTTGCTTTACTTTACCAATTGCAGATTTAATTTTTGATTTAACTCTAGAACCTACATGCTTGACAACTGCAGAGCGAAGTTCACCTCTACCTTTGCTTGACTGAGTTTTAAGACCTGCACCCTTAACTAAATTATGCTTACTTGCATATTTTGCAAGACCAACATGAGACTGCTGCTTAAGTCCCTTTGTAGTCTTCTCAGCAGATCCTTTAGCAGAAATAGCTTTTGTTTTAACTTTCTTAACTGTACTCTTAACTGCACCCTTTACCTTTTCCTTTGCTGCAGAGACTGCTGCTGCTCTCTCAGCACCACGCTTAGATGATGAAGTTGACTTTTGATATGCTCTAGCATCTTTTGATCCAGCAGGAGCATATGGATTAAGTTCCATAATTACTGCTTCAAAAATATCATCTAACTCATCAAGTTCAAGACCTTCTTCTAAAACTTCATAGACAGTTTCTTCAACAATGTCACTGAAATTCTCTTCAGTCAGATCTTCGATACCGTCGTATTCCTCTGAAAGGAATTCTTCAACCAATTCAATTGGTTCATAAATTGCTTGGTATGCTTCAGAAATATTAGTAAAGTTCATATCCCTAGAATTAGATGTTTATTTGTATTTATAAAAAAAGGGAGGTTAACCCTCCCTAGTATCAAAGTTTAAATCCAGTAAAAGTATCTTTATTAACATCCTGTTTAATTCCACCAACAACATAAGATTCAACTTCTGTTTCTTGTGGAGCAACTTGCAATCCTTTTGAAGAAATCCAATGCTGTGTCCAAGGAAGTGGATTGTTCTTTGCAGAAATATCATAAAGAGGTTTAAGACCAATCGATTTCATTCTACGATTAGCAATCCATTCAACATACTGACAAAGAAGTTTATCATTTAATCCAATCATAGAACCATCTTTAAACAAATATTCTGCCCATCTCTTTTCTTCATTTACCGCACGTTCAAACATTTTATAGACCCACTCTTCCTCTTCTTTTGCAATTTGCTTCATCTCAGGGTCATCACCATCTCGCCACTTATTCAAAATATTTTGGGTAATTGCTAAATGTTGGTTTTCGTCTCTTGCGATAAGACTAATAATTTTAGCTGATCCTTCCATAAGCTTAAGCTCACCAAATGCGAAAGAACAAGCAAAGCTAACGTAGAACCTAATACCTTCAAGAATATTGACGTTGGCAACTGCTCTGTAGAGTTTTCGTTTAGCATCTTTGAGTGACTCCTTTGCTGAGTATACACCCTCTAATCGATGTAACCAATCATGTGAAGAACCGTATTGTTGTGCCGCTTGGATAAAGTCATCATATGACTCAGTAACACTCCTAGCACGTTCTAGAATACGTTCGTCTGTGATGATAGCGTCGAATACTTCACTAGGGTCGGAATAAACATTTTTAATAATATATGTGTATGAGCGACTATGAATCATCTCCATGAATCCCCACACTTCCATACATGCTTCCAATTCAGGAAGTGAGCAGTATGGAATAAATGCCATTCCAGGTCCACGACCCTGAACAGAGTCCAACATAATCTGATACTTCAAGTTAGAAGTGTAGATATGCTTTTGTTCAGGGCGTAATGTTTGATAGTCACCACGGTCCTTCTGGAGAGATACCTCTTCAGGTCTCCAGAAGTATCCAAGTTGTTGGGTGGTTAGTTTATCGAAGACTGGATATTTGTATGAATCATATCTCTGGATTCCTAACGGTTGACCAAAAAACATTGGTTGTTTTTTTAATTCTACTTGTTCGGTGTTAAAAACCGTCATTCCTCTGATATTTTGTTTTTTGTCGGTTTCCAGAAAATTAAATTGCATACCTCTATGTCTCCCTAAATTATTTAAACTTAAAAAATGTTATCAAACTCAAATTTTACAACTTTCACAATCTTCCTCTTCAGAAGTTTCTAGAATATCATCAAGAAGATTCTTGACTTTATTATCTATCTTATCTTCAATTTCATCACTCTTCATATCATGAGTGTTCTGATAATAAGAAGTCTTCCAACCATACTTGTAAGTTCTTAAAAAGTCATTTGCCATTACTGAAGTAGGAACTTCATTATCGGGATAATTTTCTGGATTATACGACCAGTTTCCAGAAATCGCTTGATCGAAGAACTTTTGCATAACAGCAACAATATTGATATAACCAGTATTGTCAGGCATATCCCAAAGAAGCGTATAAGCATTCTTAAGTGTTTGATACTGCGGGACAATCTGCTTGAGAGGTCCCTTCTTCGACTTTTTAACGGACAAGTATCCGCGAGGAGGTTCGATTCCATTGGTTGCGTTTGACACAACGGAACTGCTCTCCGATGGCATCTGTGCGGACAGTGTTGAGTGCCTGAGACCGTGAGCCAGGATTGATGCTCTAAGTTCTTCCCAATCATGTTGAAGGTTAATAGATGAAATTTCGTCTACGTCTTTTTTGTATGTATCGATTGGGAGAATACCATCAGCATACTTTGTTCTATTGAAATATGTACAAGAACCTTTTTCTTTTGCTATTTGATTAGATGATTTCAACAAATAGTATTGAAAAGATTCTGACAATCCATGAACTGCATCCCATGCTTCTTGTGAAGAATAATTATATCCAAGTTTTGCCAAATAGTGTGCTAGACCAATATACCCTACACCAAGAGAACGACGCGCCTTCGTGGCGATTTCTGCCGCCTTTACTGGGTATTTCTGATAGTCAATTAACTCCTCAAGTCCTCGAACAGACAAGTCACAAAGTTCTTCAAGTTCTTCATCAGACTTAACTTTTCCAACATTAATGGCAGAAAGAATGCAGAGTGCAATTTCACCTTCACCATCAATGTGTTCAAGAGGGTCTGTTGGAAGAGTAATTTCTTGACACAAGTTACTCATATTCACCTTATCTTTAAAAGATGAATGAGAATTACAATGGTCAATATTCATAATGTAAATACGACCAGTCTCTGCCCTCTCTTTCAAGAGGTCCAGAATGAGTTCTTGAGCTCCAATAGTTTTTCTTGGAACAGACTGATCTCGTTCATAATCCACATACATATCGTCAAATCGATCAGTCCCAAAAGCATCATACAGACCAGGAACGTCGTGCGGGGAGAAGAGGGTAATTTCTCCGTCTTGAATGAATCGTTCATAGAAGAGTTTAGAAATTTGGATACTGTAGTCTAACTTACGAACACGATTATCTTCGGTTCCTTTATTATTTTTTAATACAAGAATGTCCTCTATTTCTTGGTGCCAGATTGGGAAGTGGACAGTTGCTGATCCACCTCGGATGCCATTTTGAGTGCAGCATCGGACAGTTGCCTCAAACTTTTTGAGGAATGGGATAACACCTGTATGAGCAACTTCTCCCCCTCGGATTTTGCTGTTGATGCCACGGATGCGACCTGCGTTGATACCGATTCCCGCCCTTTGTGCAACATACCTGCCGATAGCCATATCAGAAGTAAAGATGCTATCGAGGGTGTCATCAACATCAACAAGAACACAGCTAGCAAATTGTCGAAGTGGAGT